GTGACTGGAGAAATGATCCTAATTCAATGGAAACCCCTCGTCGAGTAGCTAAAGCCTATGTAAACGATTTATGGGCAGGAAGATATGAACAAATGTCTCCTATTACCTCATTCCCATCAGATGGTTATGATGGTATTATTATTGAAAGAAATATACCTTTAACTTCAATGTGTTCACATCATCATCAAACAATTGGGGGAGTAGTTCATATTGGTTATATAGCAGGAGATAAAGGTCAAGTAATTGGATTATCTAAATTAAATAGAATAGTTGAATTATTTGGTAGAAGAGGTGCAATCCAAGAACAATTAACCTCAGCAATACATAATGCTGTATCTAAAATTACAGAAGGAAATAAAGGTGTTATTGTTACAATAGTAGGAACACATAATTGTGTTTCATGTCGAGGAGTAAAACATCAAGGTGCTGCAATGGTAACAACAAAAGCATCAGGTGTATTTAGAGATAATGAAAATCTATCACGTAAAGAATTTTTTGATAGTTTAAAAATTAATAACGGAGGACACAATATATAAAATTATGAAAAAAGAAATACCAACACACGACCCACAAACAGGTGAATTAAATCCTTATTATGAAGAATTAACTGGAGAAAGAAATCCTTTACAAACTGTTCTTTCAAATTTTAATAAATCAAATAATCCATTTAAATATGTTCCATTTGTAAGTGAAGTAGAAGAGTTTAATCACACAATGGGTAAACCAAACAATTATGAGCCAACAATCCCTGAAAAAAAAGAATGGCAGTTCGTATACGACTTCATTCTTGAAGAACTTGAAGAATATAAAGAAGCCTGTGAAACGGGAAACATTACTGAAGTTCTTGATGCTTTATGTGACATTGCCTACGTTTCGTTGGGTAACGGCACTATGTTACATGGTCTTAAGGATCAAATATGGCCAGCGTATCAAGAAGTACAAGCGTCAAATATGTCAAAAGCTTGTACTAGCGAAAAAGAGGCACAAGAGACCGTTAGGGTACGTTCTAAAGAGCAAGAGGAAGCATGTCACTATGAAAAGGTTGGAGACTATTATATTGTCTATAGAACACGTGATAAAAAAGTAATGAAAAATGTAAATTATTTTAGACCAAATCTAAAACAATTTTTAAAGTAAATGTATAAAAAGTGTTTTGCCGAATATAAAAGTTATAATAAATACCTAATTCACCTATGGACTGATGAGGGCTATTCAACTAGTGAATGGTCCTCTCCTGCTTATATTGAGTGTGATGAAAGTGAAGCAAAATATAAGGGTCTAAATGGTGAACCATTAAAAAAGATATATAAATGGAAAAGAGACATGGATGGTCTTCATTTTCATGATATGTCACCTTATCAAAATTTTTTAATTGATAAGTATGGAATTAATGATGAACCCTCAACTACTCATAAAGAAGTATTTTTTGACATAGAGATTGAAATGGGAGACGCTTTAACTCCTGAATACATTCAATCTGCACCTAAGAAAGTAACCTCAATTGCTTGGTATTTTAAACAGGAAGATGAATGGAAAATTATTATTTTAGATCCAAAACAGCAACTTCAACCAACAGTAAATGGAAATAAAGAAATAATTCCTGTTTATAATGAGGAATTATTATTATCTAAATTTCTTACTTATATGAGGGAGCTAGACCCTGATATTCTTATAGGTTATAATAGTGATTACTTTGATATTCCTTATCTATACTATAGAATTCAAAATGTATTAGGTGAGGAAATGGTTGAATATTTATCTCCTATTTTAAAAGTTAAAGAAAAACGTAGCTTTAGAACAGGTGAAATATATGATTCAAAACAACCAATAGAGATAGCAGGTGTTGAATCACTTGATTATATGCGTTTACATAAAAAATATAGTTGGGAAGATGAACCAAGTTGGAAATTAGATGCTTTAGGAGAAAAATATACAGGTTTAAATAAAATAGAATATGAGGGTTCTTTAGATAGACTATTTGAGGAAGATATTGAAAAGTTTATAGAATATAACTTTCGTGATGTTGAAATTTTAGTTGAATTAGATAAAAAATTAGAGTATTTAGCATTAACTAAAAATCTATCCCATAAAGGTAAACATAATTATGGAGAAGTATACCATAATACAGTTACTCAAGATGGAGCTATTTCAGCTTATTTATTATCTGAAGGTATAATCCCACCACCTAAAGAAAAACACCCACAAAAGAAACCAGGTTATGCAGGTGGATATTTATTTTGTCCAAAAGCAGGTGTATACAAGTATATGTTTGATGAAGATTTAACTTCACTATATCCTTGTATTATTATGTCTTTAAATATAGGTAAAGAAACAATGGTAGGTAGAATTATAAGTAATACCTTACCTGAAAATTTAAGGTATAGACCTTATATGAATGCTGAAACAGGTTTACCTATCCCTTCTAGAAATAATTATTTAGGGTTAAATGATTTAAAGAAAAAAGATCCACAAGAAGAACTTACAATTGAAAATGCTAAAGGTAAACGTACTCAAATTGAAGTAGGTAATTTAATTAGTTTAATTAAAGATATGGAAATGGCTGTTTCTGCAAATGGCACATTTTTTAGAACAGATAAACAATCTGTATTATCTATTATTTTAGATAAATGGTTTAATGAAAGAGTAAAATATAAAAATCAAATGAAAAAAGCATATAAAGCAGGCAATGCTGAATTAGGTGCTTCATTTCATTTAAAGCAATATACAATGAAAATTTTGCTAAATAGCTTGTATGGTGCAACTGCGTTACCTACATTTAGATACGCGATGAATTACGCTATATTAAGTGAAGCAATCACATTAAGTGGATGGAGAATCATCCAGGAATCAGCTTTAGCAGCAAACAGACATATTAATAAATTAATGGAAACAGAAATATAATGGCACTATCACCACAATCAATTAGAAAAGGTGTTCAAGTTAAATTTGATGATGTTATAGTAGATAAAAAAACTATAATAGAAAGAAGTGAATCTTGGACAGAAAAACAAGAAATATTATTTAAAAAATTCCTTAAACAAGGAGGTAAATGTAAAATACAAGGTTTAAAAGTTGAGGTAACACCACAACATGAAGTACTTACCTCAAAAGGAGAAAAACCAAGTGGTAAAATTGTATCACCTGGAATTGATCAAAGATTTTAAACCAAAACAAAGATGAAGCATATAGAAGACGTACCGTGGATGATCTGTGATGAAGGAGATGTAAACTATTGTGCCTATGTAGACACAGACAGTAACTACTTCCATGCTGAACCTATCTTAAAGCACTTCTATCCTGATTTTGATAAAATGTCTGATGAAGATAAGGATGCAAAACTTGAAAAAGTAGCCCTTAAATATCAAGATATTATTACAACATCTTATGACACACTAGCTAAAGAATGTTTTAATGTACCTACTCATAGACTTGAAATGAAAACTGAATGTGTAATTAGATCAGCTTATTTCAGAAAAACTAGAAGATATGCTCAATGGATTACTAAAGAAGAGGGTATAGCTAAAGAAAAACTAGATATAAAGGGTCTTGAGTTTAAAAAAGCAAATTTCCCACCTATATTAGGTAAGTTTTTTAAAGATATTTTAATTGATGTTTTAAAAGGTTCCACACAGTCTGATGTAGATAAAAAAGTAAAGGAATTTAAAATTCAAATATTAAATGGAGATATTCCTTTAGTTAAATTAGGTAACCCAACAGGAACAAAAACATTAAATAAGTATATGGGTCGTAAACCTAAAGCAGGTGAGATGTTTACCCAAATGCTTAAAGGTGCTCCTGTAAGTGCTAAAGCAGCTGCTGTTTATAATGATTTAATTAGGTTTTGGAAACTAAACCAAAAACACTCTTATATAGCACAAGGTGATAAAATTAAGTATATCTACTTAAAACCAAACCCATACCAGATAGATACATTAGGATTTTTAGATTTTGATTTACCTGAAAAGATAGTAGAGTTTATGGAAAAATATGCTGATAGACAAAAAATATTTGATTCTATATTACTTAATAAATTAGAGGGTTTTTATGATGATTTAGGTTGGTCATTAAATTTAAATCCATATAAAGATAAGTTTTTTAGTTTTAATTAGGTTATTTAATAAAAAGTTATTATATTTAAATATGGTTAATAAATTAGTTTTACAAAGTGTTATAAACAAATACTATCTAGGTGAGGTAGAATCTGTTAAATGGAAAATACAAGATAAAGTCTTAACAGTAGATTTTATGTCTGTAAATAAAGAAGTAATAGGAAATATTACTCATACTGATATTGATATTGAAGATAGTAGTTTAGCTATTTTTGATACTAAGAAATTACTTAATCTAGTAAATATCACTTCAGGTGATTTATTAATCAATTTAGAAAAAACTAAAGCAGTTTACACTAAATTATATCTTGCAGATAGTGATTTTAATTTAACCTATGCTTTATCTGATCCCTTACTTATAGCTAAACCCGGTACAGTAGGTGAAGTAGAATGGGATGCAACTCTACCACTTGAAAAAGAACAAGTAGATAATTTAATTAAAGCAAAATCTGCTTTAGCAGGTGTAGGTAACATGACTTTATCTCCTGATAAAGATTTAGATGGGGGTGATTTATGTGTTGTTACTTTTGGAGATGAGCAGGGTCATAATAATAAAATTGTTTACAATTTATTAGGTGACATAAGACAAGCAGATGTAAGTATCCCATTTAACTCAGATATGTTTAAAACTATTTTAAACGCAAATAAGGATCTAGAAGAAGGTACACTTTATTTAAGTTATCAAGGTCTACTTAAACTAGTATTTAAATCAGAAAACACTACAAGCACTTATTACATGATTCGTAAAGAAGAAAGTGCTTTTTGATATGTATTAACAAATAACATTGTAGCTAGAGCACAAGTTATGTTTTTATAAACCCGAGCAGCTAAGGCGCTCACAATAATTAATGATATGAGTACATTAGAACACACTCCTTTCGATATTTTATTTCGAAATTTTTTTAACACAGATGAAGCATTCGCTCCTGCACTAAATTCAAAACAACCCCATCCTTTAAATATCTTTTATGATGACCAAGGCCTCCATTTTGAGATAGCCTGTACTGGTTTAACTAAAGATGATATCAATATTGATATAGAAGGAAATGAAATTAAGATTCATTATCTTAAAACAGACCCCGAACCAAGTTTAGAGGGTTATATCTATCATGGTTTATCAAAAAAATCATTCAGTTTAGGATATAAAATAGCTCCTAAATTTAATATTGATTTAACTGAAGCTAAGTTAGAACATGGTTTATTAAATATTTTTATTCCTTTAGTTGAAGAAGCTAAGAAAAAAATTGTAAAAATTAAGTAAGTTTTATTAAAAAAGCGTGCTCTAGCGCAATATTTTTTATATATTATAGTTATAAAATTTAAATATAGTTATGCCCGAAATTAAAAAAAGAGGACGTCCCTCAAAAGACACCCAAACACAAAACCCATCTTACTGTATTATAAAAGACCCATTAATGGAACCCTTTTTTATTTCTAAAGATGCAACTAACTTTACTGTAATTGAAAAATCTATTTCAACTAGAGGATTTGCTGGTAAAAAAGCAACAGGTAAAGAAGTAGAAAAAACAATAGGATATTATTCAAGTTTTAAGAATGCCTTAAACAGAATAGCAAAAGAAAAATTTTATAACAATCCCGGAGAATATAGCTCAATTCAAGACTATATTAGTTCTTGGGATGAAGTAAAAAATGGATTAGAAACAATATTAAATAAAATAGAATTATGAAATTAGAAGCACTATTTGATGCAATTATAGTAAAACCAATAGAGGAAGAAGAAACAATGTATGGCTCTATTGTAGTACCTGATGCAGGTAAAGATCGAAATGAAAAAGGAGAAGTTATAACAGCAGGACCTGGATGTGAATACGCAGGAATTGGATTTGTAAAAAGTATAGTAAAGAAAGGAGATATTGTTATTTTACCTACAATGGGATTTTCAAAAGTTGAATTTAAAGGAGAAGAATACTATATCGGAAGAGAAAAAGAAATTTTAGCAAAAATAAATACAGAAGAAAATGAGTAAAAATATTGAATTTGGAGCAGACGCTCGTAAAAAATTAGTTAATGGTATGGACAAAGTGGCTGATGCCGTAGTAGCAACATTAGGACCAAATGGTAGAAATGTTGTTTATACAAATCAGGGATCCGTTCATTCTACTAAAGATGGGGTTTCAGTAGCTAGACAAATTAGTAAATTGGAAGACCCCATTGAAGATTTAGGAGCACAACTACTTAAACAAGCAGCAATAAAAACAGCTGACCACGCAGGTGATGGTACAACTACCTCTACTTTATTAGCACGTGAAGTAGTAAAAGGTGGTTTGAACCGTTTAAATGATGGAGCAAATGCTGTTGAAATTAAACGTGGTATTGATGCTGGTGTAAAACAAGTACTTGAATCACTTAAAGATGGATCTGAAAAAATATCTTCAGAAGAACAATTACAACAAATTGCTACCGTTTCAGCTAATAATGATACTGAAGTAGGTAAATTAATTTCTCGAGCAATGGAAAAAGTTGGTAGAGAAGGAGTTGTTTACATTGAAGAGTCTAAAACTGATGAAACATATCTTGAGGTAGTTGAGGGTTGTCAATTTGATAGAGGTTATAAATCACCTTATTTTGTTACAAACAATAACACAATGTCAACAATACTTAAAGATTGTTATGTTTTATTAGCAGATCATAGATTTACACAAGTAAAAGAATTACTACCTATTTTAGAAGGTGTATCTCAAAAAGGTAAATCACTACTAATTGTTGCTGAAGATATAGATGGTGAAGCTTTAGCTACACTTATTGTAAATAAAATGCGAGGTACTTTAAAAGTAGCTGCTGTAAAAGCTCCTGATTTTGGAGAACGTAGAAAACTTATCTTAGATGATATAGCTGTACTAACAGGTGGAACTGTATTTGATAAGGAAAAAGGTATGAAACTTGATAAATTCAATTGGGAATGGTTTGGTGAAGCAAAAACTGTAACTGTAACTAAAGAAAAAACTACAATTGTAGATGGTAATGGTATTATTGAAGCAATTACTCAAAGAGCTGAAGAGCTAGAAGAACAAATTAGTAAAGCAGAAACTCCATTTGAAATGGAAAAACTACAAGAACGTTTATCTAAATTTGTAGGTGGAGTTGCTCTTGTTCATGTAGGTGGAAGTACCGAAACTGAAATGAAGGAGAAAAAAGATAGGGTAGATGATGCTTTACATGCTACACAATGTGCTTTAGCAGACGGAATTGTTCCAGGTGGTGGAGTTGCTCTATTATATGCTCGTAAAGGTATCAAAACAGATAAAAATACAAGTGAAGATTTTAAATATGGTCAAAAGATTGTATATGATGCTTGTGGTAAACCATTTGAATATATTTTAACAAATGCAGGATATTCTGAAGCAGATGCTAAAATGATTGAAATGGGTGATCTAAAAGGTAAAAAAGGCTTTACAGGATATAACTTGAAAACATGTTCAGTTGTTGATATGAAAAAAGCAGGTATACTTGATCCACATAAAGTAACCAAAAATGCACTTTTAAATGCAGCTTCAATTGCAGGTACTATTCTATTAACAGAATGTACAATTGTTGATAATCCTGAGGATGATAAAGAATCTCAACCAATGATGGACCCTTCAATGATGATGTAATGCAGACAGAAAATGTAGAATATAATGAACTTATCGCAACACGAGTACCCCCTGGAGACCAGTGGGTGCTCGTAAATGATAAAAGTAAAATCATTCATAAAACAATAACTGATGCTTTAGAGGCATGGTTTGATCAAAATCAAGAACAAGTTGAGTTTCGTTTAGCACCTCTAGATGGTAAACTTTATGTAATAAAAAGTAAAGAACAAGAAATTGTTCCTGAACCAACTAAAAGATACAACATTTACGGGGACCCATCATAATTGGTCCCCTTTTTTATATATTTATAACAAAATAACCAAATGGATAATTTTGATGATTATAGACCACACCCATCTCTTGACCAAATATGAAATTAACAGACATTTTAAAAGAAGTAGAAGGTGGAGAAGATGGAATGAAACAGCTTAAGGCACAATACGACCTTGCTATCCAACCTACAGATATATCAGCTGCTATAGATGCTCTAGACAATATAGACAACTATGGTATCTATGCTCAAAACCTACGTGACCCAAAAGCTATACAAAAGGCATTTGGTCCTTCTGTTCCTGCTCAAAAAACAAGAGCAGCTTGGAATGATTGGACAGAAAGATCCAATGATGCAAAAGGGTTTAAACTTATTGATATTAAAAAACGAGCTCCCGAAGATTATGAAAATGGAATGGAGCAAGCAAAAGCAGGATTTGAAAAATGGTATGCTGAAGGAAATGAAGGTGAATTAGAAGATTATTTGTACACATTAGAGGGAAAAGAACTTCCAAAAGATTTTATTGGTAGATATGGTAAAAATTATTTCCCATTAAAAACACCTGCTAACTTAAAAAAATATGCTGGTAGGTTAGAAAAAGATGTTCATTTTATGGTAAAAGATGGAAAAATAGTTTTCCCATTAGAAAATAGCCCATATAAACCAAAAGCATACTTACAAAAAGTAATGAAAACAATAATGGATAACTCAGGTTTAGAGTATGAAATTGTTGATGTTGAAAAAACAGATGATGCAGGTGAGGTAATTAAAAAACCTGAAAAAAAGGTAACACCCCCTTTATCTGTAACAGCAGATACTTTAGATAAAGTTGAAAAAATTAGAAGTCAATTCCAAAAAGAAATTGGAGATGTCCCATCTGCAAATTATAAAACAGAACCAGTTGAGGTAGATGGTAAAAGAAAATATAAATTAGTTGTAACAGGTATTTCATCTGACCAAAGACAAAAATTACTAATTAAAAAAGCATCATTAAAAGAAGGTGTAGAATTTGATTTAGATCTATATTTAATGCAAAAAAGAGCAGGATTATGAAAGAGTTTGATTTAAAAAAATATTTAGCTGAAAATAAGCTATTAGATGAAGTTAGGTATTTAGAAGGTAAAGCAGTCACCCAAGATGAATTACATAACATCATAGGTAAAAAAATGACAGAACAGGGCTACCAAAGAGCTGGGTTTATGGGAACATCAATTCCTGATGATGAGGGTTCTTATAGAGATTACTATAAAGAAGTAAGAGATGAAGATGGAAATTTATATTACCTTAATATATCTGTACTAGTCTCTTCAACAATTGAAACTGATTATCATGGTGAAATTACTTTTGAACTTAGAGTTGCAAGAGATAAAAAAGGTTTAAAAGCATTATTCTCTAGAGAAAAAAGAGAAATGATTAAGTCTTTAGCAACAAATAAAGATATAACAAGAGGTATAAATTTTGATGGGTCTTATAATAAAATTCGAAAAGCAGTCTTATTAAGAACTCCTTCTACAATTAAATCTTTAGAAGATAAAGCATTGAGGAAAATTAATAGAGCAGCTGATCCATTAAATTTAGAAGAACAAGAAACAGAAACCTTCAAACCTGGTACATATAGAGTATTAGAATATGATACCGATCGTTATCATTCCTATGGAGATTTTCTTGAACTCACTAGAGAAGCAACTTTAGACGAAATACGAGCGGTTATTGGAAAAGAAAAGGGTATACCAGAAAGTTCTTATTGGACAATCGACTTGGGTGATATTGTATCAAAAGATAAATTGCCAACAATATACAAATTATAATATATTATGAAATCCTTAGAATTTAAAAAACTTATTAAAGAAGAAGTACATAGTGCTTTAAATGAATATGATCCTAACCAAGACCCCGAAAATAAAGGATCAGAGGCATATCAAAGAAAATCATGGAAAGCTCAGTTTGGTTCAATGGATGGGTTTGACAAGGCATACCCTGAATATTCTAAAAGATCCACTGATAAAGAAATGTTACAAAGGATCACAGCAAACCAACTCCCAGACAATTTTACTATATTAGATATAATTGAAAGATATAAAGAACATGTAGTAGGACATTTACGTAGTGAAGGAGAATTAAATGAAGTGAACGAGCTTGAAGCTGATCCAACTGGAGAATTTCAAAGAAGAAAAGGAAAATTTATTAGTCCACTAAGAAAATCTATAGTAAAAGTACTAGATGATGCTTTTATGATTGCAAACAAATTGGATCAATCTGAAGAGGAATTAGATAGAAGCTTAAAAACAATTACAGACATAATAGAGGGTATAGTACTATCTACTATAAGGAACAAAAAGAAATATTATAGATTTGATTAAAATGGAAAAATTTAACCTAAAAAAATATTTAGCCGAAAATAAGCTAATAAAAGAAGAATATAACTTTAAAGCTATGTCAGATGATCTTGCGTCAAAAGAAATGGTTAGACAAGAACTAATGGATATGCGGGCTAATATATTAAGAATAATGAAATCTTTAAAAAATTACGGATATTCAAAAGAAGAAGTTCTTGCATTCTTTGATAATGAACGTGATAATAAAATTAAAAATACCTTTTTTTAAAATAAAATAAAATGAAAAACTTCGACTTAAAAAAATACTTAGCTGAAAATAAGCTATTAAATGAACAACTCCCAGATACCTCATTAACAAATGCTCTTAAAATTCACTTTCAAGTGGCATATGAAAAGGGGTTAGAAGCACAACCTGAAGACGATTACGATTCTTTTGATGAAAAATATTGGAAAAATAATGAATTGGATATTAAGGATACAATAAAAAAGCATTTTCGATTTCCTATGAAAGAAGAAGAAGTTAATGAAGGATATGAACAAGAACAATCTAAACTAACCTCATCACTAATGAGATGGATCCAGTATTCTATGGATAATGGAGATAGTAAAGAAGAAGTACTTGCTACACTAGAGAGGCTTGGGGAAAGAATTACAAATAAACTCTCTTAAATTAAAATGAAACACACACAACTAAAACAACTCATCAAAGAAGAAATACGTAGTGTATTGAATGAAAACAAATTTGAACAAGCAAAAAGAGAAATAGAACAAACAGATTTCAATGATTTTTTTATTCAACCTGCATCATTTAGAATACCTCCTGAAGAAAAATCAATGATTATATCTCAACTAAAGAAACGTGTAGTAGAAAAACTACCTACTTTAATTTCTTTATTTCCTGATCTAGTTTCTGGTAACACATTATATAATTTAAAATCCAATATAGGTGGTCAATTAACATATGGGGTTACTTTAGGTAACTTAGGCCCTCATATAGTTGGTGACTACTTAATAATAGATAATAATGTAGCTAAAAATAGACTCACCAATAAACTATCAGACTTAAATTAAAATGAAACACACACAACTAAAACAACTCATTAAAGAGGAAATACATAGCGTATTGGGTGAAGGACTATTTGATAGATTTAAAAAGAAACCAACACCACCACGAGACATATTTGATGTTTTAGAGGACTACACCGCTGATAAATTATCATTTCAAGGAATTTCTGCTTTAGCAGATGAATATAAAGAGGATCTAGAAGGAGAGAGTTCAGACCGTTTAATGCAAGCTGATTGGACTAGAAAAAATATAGATAAAAGTAAAGCTGAAGAAATGGTTAAAAAAATAAAAGCTGGTTTATACGATTATTAAAATAAAACTTGCCTATTGGTAAAGGTTTTTGTATAATTAGGTTATAAAAATAAGTTATGAAAGACAACACTTTGTTGGTTGAAAAATACCGTCCTACTGTTTTACAAGATTATGTAGGAAATGAACAAGTCAAAGAAACAATCCAAAAATATCTTGACCAAAACGATATTCAAAACTTTATATTCTATGGACCTGCTGGAACAGGTAAAACTACACTAGCTAAACTTATAGTTAAAAATCTAGATTGTGATTACCTTTATATCAACGCAAGTGATGAAAACGGAATTGATACAATCAGAGATAAAGTAAAAGGATTTGCTTCTGCTGCCTCTTGGAATGGTATAAAAGTAGTTATTTTAGATGAAGCAGATTTTATCACTATAAATGGGCAAGCAGCACTTAGAAACGTAATTGAAACATTTTCTCGTTCAACTCGCTTTATATTAACGTGTAATTTTATTGAGAGAATAATTGATCCAATACAATCACGTTGTCAAGTACTTAAAATTGTTCCTCCATCAAAATCTGTTATTGCAAAACATTTAGCAGATGTAATGGGGAAAGAAAGTATTTCACATGATATTAAAGAGGTAGCTACTATAGTAAATAAAAACTATCCTGATGTTAGAAAAATGCTAAATACAATTCAATTATCCAATCAAGATGGTAAACTTAAAATAGATGAATCTGTTTTAGCTTCAAACAACTATACTAAAGAAGTACTAAAAGAACTTACCCAAACCAAAAACTGGATTAAAATAAGACAAATTATAGCAGATAGTGGTGTAAAAGACTTTGAAGAACTATACCGCTTATTATTTGAACATATTTCAATATATGCTAAAGATAAGGAAGGATCCGTAACTATAATCTTAAATGAACATCTTTTTCAAGCAAACTTCCGAATTGATAAAGAGATTAATATAATGTCGGCAATAGCCAAAATAATAGAAACAATTAAATAAATAATAAATAATGCAAAATCAAGCACCCCCACAACAACCAAACATTGACCTAACAAACACTACAGCAGTAGAAGGATTCAATGGAGGTAAATTATTTGGACAAGCGGTAGTAATCCGTAAAGTATCCAAATTTGTAACAGGAACAGATGAAGATATGCTTATGCCTATTCCTGTATTTTATGATCTAGAATCAAAGAAAATTCTAAAAGATTCTATTCCACCTGAAATTAGAGAAGAATATAAAGATATGACTATTGAAGACTAGTAGATATCCTAGACCAGGCAGAAAGCAGATAAAAAATATATGGGGGTGGTTAAACGAAATTACCCTCTATAAAACCCCTGCTGACTGTTTTACTGATGAATCATGGGATTGTTTTAACTCTTACATGATTCATCGGTTTGTGTCTATGAATGTAGATTACGTTGAATTGACTAATTATGTACAAACCGTACCTTATGATAATAAAATACAAACCTATAATATTTATAGAGAAATGATTCCAAAAAAGAAGGTATTTTTAAAATACATAAAAAGTAAGAAAAAATCTCCACAACCAAAGCTTGTAGAAATTTTAAGTGAATATTTCCAATGCGGTAAATTTACAGCTGCTAGGTACTTAGAAGTTTTAAAAAAGAAAGAAACATTAAATATACTTTCTACTATGGGTATTGATGAAAAAGAGTCTAAAAAGTTATTAAAGAGTGGGTAAAAAGTTAAAAGTAGGAGATAAAGTACATTGTACCTTTTTAGGTGAAAGTCATAAAGGTGAAATAGTAGAAATTCAATCTACAAAAACCTACAAAGTAAAATTAATAAACTCAAACAATTCTTTACTTCCAAATGTAGGTTGGTATGAAAAACCAAAAAAGAAAAAAGATACTTTACCTTGGTACATACATGAAAAAATTAAATGAAAAAAAGAAAAATTGAAAAAACAGACTCAATAGTTGATTCAATCATTGATCAATTTGTTGAAAGAGCTAAACTTGGAAAACTAAAATACCACACAGATTTAGATAGAGATGATTTAGGTATTTTAGAATGGTTAGAACACGCTAAACAAGAACATATGGATGCTATACTTTATCTTGAAAAAATCGAAAGAATAATAAGAGGTTAATATTTATAATAAAATACTATAAAATGTCAAAAGAACTAAAACGAATGCAAGAATTAGCAGGAGTAAAACTGCAAGAAAACTATGAACTAGATGAAGCAGCTGCTGAAAATTTAGAATTAAAATCATTTACAAAACAACTTTTTAGTTTTGCTAAAAAGGAAGGAGCACAAGCTTTTTTAGTAGATTATAGTAAACAAGAAAATACCAAAACTCTTGGAGCTGCAGTAAAAGACCAAACAAAACCTTCTGTATTTATTTCAATAA